TGGAGTAGAAGTTACATCGTTAAAAGTAACGTTAAAAGTTCTACCTGCTGGCAGATTTGTAGTATCTACTATAACTCTAACTCTAACTGGAACATTGTCTGTTACAGTTGGATTTAAAAAAACACGAGTAGATGTTTGAGAACTACCACCTTCTTGCAGAGCATTTGTAATAACTAAAGCATCGTTAGCAGCGTCATGCGTAACTGTTCCAGAGAGCGCTGTTGTTAAAGCAAAATTACCAATACTACTTGTAAAGTTAGCATCGTCACCTGTTAAAATATTATCACTAAAATTAGCTAAATAACCAGGAGTATTACTAAGTAATGTAAAAACGTTTTGACTTACTTTAAATAAAGATATTTTTTCTTCTAAAATATGAAGCGGATTAGAGTACTCTGTATCGTTTGGTCTAACTCTTTCAAATTGATTTATATCGTAAAAGTATTGCTCAAATATTTCCATCTGAGCTTGATTTGCGAGTAAGTTAAACTCTTGCGGTGTAATGTAGCCTCTTTGCTCTTTATTGGCGATCGCCAAAACTCTTTGATATACTGTATCTACGCTTACCGCCATTTTAATTTATTTTTTATTATAAAGTTGAGCCACCTTACCTGGCAGCTCAACTCTATTAATAATCACTTATTTTAAACGCTTTTCAATATTAGCGTATATCTCCATACCTTCATCTGTTTTAAACCACGCGGCTAAAGCAGAGTATGGGTGTTCATCAAAAGGAACTGTCATTAGTTTTCTATCGTTAGAAGCCCAAGTAAAGTGACGTTGATCAGAAGACAATCGAATTATTCCTAGCTCAGTAGCTTTAATTCCAAAGTTTCTAAGAACAACATTTTCATCACTAACTAATTCTAAGAACAAAGAAGGATTTTTCTTAGCATATATTAATAAATCTCTTTTAAGCTCTTTAGAACTCATCTTTGACACCTTAGATCCTAATTCTACACGCATAACAGCTTCTGCCATATCTATATCTAAGTTAGAAGCAGCATTCAACGCTTCTAGCTCTAATTCAATAAACTCAACTTCATTTATAGCTTGAGCTTCTGGCTGCCACTCATAAAATAAAGTATCTTTGTGTGGATGGTATAGTGATAAAAGCTTTTGCAATACTGTTTTATTTTTAGGCACATATAAAGCTCCATTTCTAAATATAATGTGAGATAATCTTTGATCGCCTTGCATTTCATCTACAAAAACAGTTCTTTGATTTTCACAATATTTTAACTCTCTTTCGTAACCTTTTTCTTCGTCAAACCAATATATACCAGTAGACTTTATCATTTTACTTAGAGGTTTTTTATTATTGGTTAAATAATAAGTTCTATCTTTTATTTCCCAATTGTTCTTTGGCTCATCAGCCTTAATTTGAACTTCAACCATTTCATTTGTAGCTTTAATTTCAGGTTGTGCTACATCAACCTTTTTTGTTGTTTGTTTTTTTGCCATAATATAATATAATAAAAGTTAAAAAAAGAGAGGAGGAATTAACCTCCCCTCTATTATTGTCAATACTTATTAGTTAAGTAAGAAGAAGTTATTAGCTCCTTGTACAACTAAACATCTTTCAGATAAATAGTGTACCTCCATTGCATCAAGATCAGATGTAACAGCTCCTACAGAACCAGTAACCCAAGACTTCATCTTACGAGACTCAGTCTGTGAAGCACGGAATCTTACGTGTAAGAAAGGTCTACGTAAGTTCTTACCTAAGTTTTGATCATAAACTGATGATACACCAGCTGGGATCATAACACCTCTAATTGCAGCAGCACTATTAATATCATTGATTGCTCCACGAGTAGATAAATCATTAAGATATTTAAAGTCTGACTTATAGAAGTCATAAGAACCTCTTCGGAAACCAGAGAAACCTAAGTTTAATGCCATATCTTCAGAGTTGTCAAATACACCGTAAGATGTACCACCAGCTCCATAAGAATTCATAGAAGCTAACATATCATCGATAGCTAGAGACGTAGCTCTATTTACGAATAACATGTTTTCTTCAATAGCACCGTTTTTATCAAGCTCAGCTAATATAGCGTCAAACTCAGCTAAATCAGTAGCAGCGTTAACACCAGTAACACCTGAAGCTTGGTTACCACGGCTTTCGATAGCAGCGAATAAACCTTCAGTACCAAAATTAGCTTGTAAGAAATTACCACCACCAGTAGTGTCTTCAGTTTCAGCAGTAGACTGAGCAGCGTCACCAGTAACAGACTCTAACATAGCCATTTCTAGGTAATCAGCAAAACGTGCGCGAGTGTCACCTTCAGCTTTTAAGTACCACATATAACCTGATTGTCCTTCTTCGCCAGAAACTTCAACCCAACCAATTTGAGAAGCATCAGATCCTGAAACCTCATACTTGTCTTTTAAAATGATTGGCTTATTAGTTCTTGAAACAAAACCTGGTTGGTTAGCAGCTTCTCTTCCATTACTACCTTTTCTAAATTCAGAACCATAAACTAAAATTCTATAATCAATATCACCGTCAGAACCTGCAGAAAAACCTGTGATAGATCCTAACTGTCCGTTATTGTTTGTAGCATCGTAAGGAGCTACAGAGATGTTTTTACCAGCAACAGCAGTAACAAAGCATCTTGCTATAGCAGAAGCGTTAGCTACTAAAACCATGTCGCCAGCTCTAACACCGTGATCTACTACAGTAGCAGAATCAGTAACAGTGTGACCGTCGATAGTTTGCTCTAACTCAATAGTACCACCAGCAGCGTTGTTGTTGCCAGTTTGTTGAGTAGCGTTAGCGATATAGCCTTTGTAAGAAAAGTGTAGACGACCTTGCTCTGACCAAACAACTTGATCAGCAGCCATTGCCTCTTCTGCACCTACTTGAGATAAGAAGCCTGAAATTGTTCTATTACCAAAGACCTCAGCTTCTCTTTCAATAAGGTCTGGTAAGTATTGTTGTGCCCAGCCATCAGAACTGCCAGCAGTAGCAAAATCAATATAATTTGATGATAGCGTACGTCTAGTTGTTTCTGGAAGACCAGTCAACGTTGCACCTGTAATTGCCATAATTAAATGTTTTTAAAGTTAAATTATTTTCGTTTTTTTATTTTAAACTTAAAATCATCAGAACTATCACCTAACACTTTAAACTTTAAGCCGCCAGCTTCTATTTGACCATGGGACTGTCTTGGTTCCATGCTCACGTTTTTACTTTTTGAGACGCTCTCCTTGAGAGCATCAGCCTTACCTTGTTCGTAAAAGTGTTTTGCAACAGCGTCAGGATTCATTGCTGTAAATAAAGATTTATGATAACCACTAGCATCTGACATTGTATTATCTTCTGCTAAAAACTTTTTAACGAAGTTATTAATGTCGCTTTGCGTTGTCTTAACCTTTTCAGCGTCCTTAACGTTAAACCTATATTTTTTATCACCGACGTTATATTCAAAACCTTTGAACTTGTCGTTAAAGACTTCATTAGTCTTTTTGTCAAATTTAAGTTTAGCGTTTTCTGCTGCTTTCTGATTTTCTTCAGATTCTTTGTTATATCGATTAAAAAAGTCCCATGCTTTTTGCTGTTCAGGCGTTAAGCGTGATCCTGCTTTAATCTCATCATAATATTTAGACTTTTGCCCGTCTAAGTAGGCTTTAGCGCTGGCAACTTGCTCTTTAAGCGCTATCTTTTTCTTTTTAATATCTCTTTCTTCGTCTACTTCTTCGTCGTAATTAAACGAATCTTCAATTAAAAAGTTAATTTCTTCAGCCGACAAGTGCGGCTTTGTTTTTTTATAATATTCTGTTAGAGCTGTAAGATTATCTAAATTAGAATAATCTTTATTTAACTCAACATAATCTTCTAAGCTACCACCAGTTTCCTCCATAAAATCAACTAGCTTTTGAATATTCTCCGGTAACTCTTTACCTGTTTCTTGAGCTTCAGCTATAGCTTCAACAGCTTCTTCAGCTAACTCTTTAGCTTCTTCAACAACTTCTTCGTCTACTACTTCTTCAAGAGCGGGTTCTTCATTTTGAACGGCTTGCTCTTTTTCTCCGGTAGGTTCTTCATTTTGCTCTTCGACGTTTTCTTCACGAACTTCTTCGCTAGTTTCGGATTCGTCGCGAACAGGTACCTCATCTGTGCTTTGCTCTCTAGTGGCATCTTCTTCTATAGGTTTACTTAAATCTATTTTAATAACACTGTCATCGCCAGCGCTATCAAATTTACTTTCATCAACTGTCTCTACAGTTTGCTCTTGTGTAGTCTCTTCAACTACGTTTTCGTTTTCTTCCATAATATAAAATATAAGTTAATAATTATCTAGGTTCAAACCCACCTAAATCAAACCCACCAAGTACATCATTACCTGATGATTCAAACTTTTTAGGTGGTTTACCTGTTTTTCTTTGGTCTATAAGCTCGCTAGATTGAGAAGCTTGTATTCTAGTTCTCTCATCTTTACGATCTTCTTTTTCTTTTTCTCTACTTTGCAAGCCTTGCGTTTCTAAAGACTTTAACTGCATGTTCATTTGAAACTCTAGCTGCATAAGCTCTTTTTTAATATCAGCTTCTTGCTGCAATTTTTGAGCGTCTAGTTGAACTTGTAGTTGAGCTAGTTGAGCTTTAGTCTGCGCTAGCATTTGTTCTTTTTGAGCTTCAAGCTGCGCGGCGTTTTGAGCTGCTTGCGTGTTAGCTTGAGTTTGCATTTGTATGTTTTGCTGTTGTAGCTGTCTGTCTTTAGCTTCTTTTTCTTTACG